ATGGGAACAAAAAAAAATATAAAAGGAATTAATTTCAAGCGAAATCCATACCGTGGCATCTTCAGAGAATTAGCTGAAGAACTATATCCTGACAAATCTCCTGAAGACCAGATGGTAGTAAGAATATTCAGAAAGTATAAGAAAGGAAATCCTGAGATAACAAAAAAAGTTATTGAAAAGTGCAATGAGCGAGAAGCTCTATATATGGAGCTTAGAAAAAGAAAACCAATCTACGACAAGGTCGAGGCTTAAGATGTCTGGAAATAAAAGAAAATCCAAAGTAGACCCGCGATTTCATTCGATGGATTTTGAAAATCCAATTGTTAAAGACGCAATCAGCAGAATGAAAATTAAGTCAAGAAACCATCTTTTAGGCTACAGGTCAATAAGTATTGAAGAAGTAAAGAAAGGTTACAACAATGATGACCCTGAGATCTATTGGAATTTGATGAAGAAAATAGTAGAAGTAACAGATGAAATGTGTGAGAAGTCAAAGGTAAGGAATCACAAAAAGCTTGAAGGTTACAGTCTCAACAAATACTTAGACGAAAACAAGGAATATTATAATTATTGGGAAACTAATAAAAAGAATTAACCATGCAACAACTACTTACAACACATGAAATAGCAAAAATAACAGGAAAGAGCTTACGAGCTGTGCAATCTCATAGTCAGCTTGATAAGTATCTCGAATGTTATGGTGAAAAAGAAGGACCTGGCAGACCGCCAAAATTATTTAAACCTGAAGTTCTTTCACTATGGAATAAGTATCACGTGCAAAATGACATCTCAAAAAAAGAAATTCAAAAAGAGCAAAGACGCGCTGATTATATGGTGCCTCGTAATATGGACCCTGTACTATGGCAAACAGCTATTAGACACACTAGAGAAAACTTCCTATCTATGCCAGTTAAAAATCTGAAAGAAGCCGTCAGACAAACAGTTACTACTGCAGCATTCTACGGCTACGAAGTAGATGGTCAGTACATATATAATAAGCTCAAGAGAAATAAATCAAAAACTTCGAATTATAGATCTCCATTCTATTCTGAAAACTGGAATATGATTCACGACACTAAGTACAAAGTCAAAGACAATGCACTCAACAATCATGCTTTCAACAGATACAATCTATTTGGAGTTTTCCGAAGTGCCGGTTTACTAGGTAAAGGCTACGGTAGCCGTAGAGTTATAGTTGTCGATGATTTCAAGCGTGACGTGTGGGTCGAAGACGAAGGTGAAATGAAAATGCAGTGGGGCCTTCTCTTTATTGATGGTATCACTAACTATCCATTGGCTTGTATTCCTACTGATAGTATCAATACTGATACTGTAGCTTATGGAATCCTAAAAACGGCATTTGAACATGGGATTCATGAAGATACGGTTTGGGTATTCGAAACATCCCATGCTATGAAGAATAACAATGTTCGCTCTCTTATCAAATCGTTCTATAGCAAAGAGCAATTAGAAGCGTTCAAATCTCCTAATCATTGGGTCAAGCAATTGTTCCCTGGTCAGACTGGACCGTATGTCAATTCGCCTGCTATGATCGCGCAATCTATTTTCAAATCGAAAGTAGAAAGAAGTATTAAAAATTTCAAAGACGGGTTCGATGCTGTTTATAATCCTACTACCTACCAAGGTCGTGATAGAGATGAAGGCGTGCAGCTATCACTAAAGGGCAATCCTCTCGATGTTTTAGCTATGTCTAAACCTGGTGTCGGAATGGGGGAAGTTCATACTACAGATAGAAAGCTAGAAGCTAAAACCTTTTATTCCGAAAGGCTATTGCCTGCTGAAGCATTTTGGGCCCGTTTTGAAAATTGGGTTTGGGGAAAATACATACAAATATCTAGAAGGGATATGTACAAAGACTTCAAACAGATGTTTAACTTTCCTCATAGCCCATCAATTCTAGAAGTACATAACTACTTCACTTCAGAAAATGATGGTAGTTTTATACCGGATATGGAAGACATTCAGCGCTTTGCTTATGTCCTTTACTATGCACAATCTTATAGACATAAATATACTGTTAAGATTAAGAGAATTGGACAGTACACTACGACTATTAACAACAATGAGTACCACCTAAGAAGCCGTGAACTCAATGAATCACATGTCGGATTAAGAGTGTGTACTATTCCAATAAACAAAGATTTGTCTGATTTCATAGTGATGGATGTTACCAGACCTGAAGACCCTGAATTTATTTGCATCGCTCACGATGTTACGGTAAGACGATTAGAAGACGTAAGACCGGCACAGATTGAAGCTCAGCAAATGAGAGAAGAAAACACTAGAAGACTAAGAGAAATAGCTGATTCTAATTTCAAAGATTTAGGTGACGATTTCCACTACGACTCACACAAGCCACAAGCTGCTGAATGGGTTGATGAAATCGGATCTAGACAAAGCAAGCTTATCGGAAACCAAAACAATGATGAAGAAGAAATTGAAGAAGTACAAGATGTAGAAGAAGTACAATTCAAATCGAAAGCAATAAAAGACATGATAGAAAAATTTGATTTAGACGATTTTTAATAACCAATATATGAGGATATACCCATGGATACGCTACAATCACGAACACAACAAGACATAGAATTATCACTGAAAATAAAGGAACTGATAGGTAATGAGCTTATCAATGATCTAGAGGAGAAAAAGAAGATTTCAGAAGATGAGAAGCAGGACTTACTAAAAATGCTGAATGAAAGCAATGAGCTAATTAGACAAACTGCGCAACTCGAAACAGATTTCTTTGACTTGATAGATTCTTATGTAAAAAGAGAGACTGAGGAAGAAAATGTCGGAACATAATGAACAAACAAAAAAGCTTCAATTCTTAATAGAAAAGAAAGTTCTGACACCACTTGAGAGGAAGCAAATCAAGAACAAATACAAGGCAATTCAGGACTTTAGAAACAAAGCTCAGAAATGCAGTGATGATATAGATGAGACCCTGAGCTTTGCAATGGTCAGATACCAACGAAAACAAAACTAAATTTTTTAACCAATTATAAGAGGATTATACAAATGGGATTACTAATACCAAAACAGAACCAATCTATTGACAAAAGAAAGTCAATAGCAAATGAACTTGGGCGATTAGTCGATGAAGGTAAAATCGATGAAAGTAGCTACAATCACTTCATGTCCAAACTTAATGAAGCTGGTGAGCTTACCTTAGCTATGCAGGAAGTGAACAAAAGAGAGCAAAAAGTAAAGGACAAATTGAGGAAGTCTGACGAATATCAAGAAAAAAGAAAAGTATCTCAGATGAAAAAATATGTCAAAGCACAACAAGAGAAAAACCTAGATGAGACTTACGGCGCTCTAGAGCTTATCACTACTCAATTAGGCGGTTCCGATGGCAAAAATTTAAAGAAATTACTAACGAGTTAGGAGGCTATGTAATGCACGATTACAAAAGACCTATACAGAAATTAGAACTAGATATCAGCTATTTCAAAAGGCAGTTAGCTAGCGCAAAACTGCAGCAGAAAATGGCAAAGTCCAGTGGTGCTAAAATGCTTGCTCAGAGATTGAATACTCGAATTCAATATTTCTGTAATAGAATATCAGCATCTGAGAAAGAAGTAAAGCGACTAAAAGCTCTTTACAATATGAATGCTGAGGATCAAGCGGTCGCAAGATTAATACCAGCTAATGAATTTAAAGCGGAGGCTTCTCATGCATAATTTAACATGCGAAATAATATACGATCACTTGACTATTGATCAGCTCTATAGACTTGGTATTCTGCTAGCATCTTATGATATGCTTTCTCAACAGATTGCACTCAGAAATCACATAGATAAGAAATACGGTGTTATCTCTACAGATTACATGCAAAGAATTATTGAATGTGAAAACCTAGGTAAGAAATACCCAAAAGCTTTAAGAAGAGTATTGGATGTTCCAAACATTTCAAAGGATGTATTGAAGCTGTGTTCTATACTGCCAGTGGATATGTTCTACGAAGTACAACAAGCTTTAATCAAAGATGATGAAGTGACATTTGACACTTTCGGTGAGCTTGTAAAAATTAAAGAAGGATTTAACAAATTAACCAGGAGTCTAGTTTAATCATGGACAAAGCTCAACTACGAAAGCAAATATTTCTTACATGTCTGTCTAATTGCCATTACGACAAAGACAGAGCAAGAGCTATGCGCGAAGATATTTCTTATAAAATGTTCAGCAAATCTGAAGCCGAATTAACTGATAAACAATTGGAAGATTTACTTCATTTCCTACGCTTTGGTGAAAAACGCTGCACTAAAAAGCAAGAAAATACAGTTCGTGGCTATGCTTTCGAGTTCGCTATCTACTACCATGATTACGCAAATTTAAGAGTAGTCAACAAAGTTGGTGAAGTTATGAATCCCAACGATGTTAAAACGATGATCCAGGAGTTATACAAAAACGGCTCTTATCGTGATGTTCCAGGCAAGTTCAAAGTAGCTCTTATGAAAGAGACTGCTAATCCAAAATGCAATCAATTGTTGCAAGAAGCCGATTATCGCGATGAAGCCAAAAAACCGAACGTTTTCTACTACGATAAAATGTCAGCAAGTGAAGCTGATTATCTGATCCGAAGATTCATGAAATTATTGTCTGAAGTAAAGATACATCATCCACTTGGTTTCGAAAAACAAATATCAAATAACTAACATAACTGGAATCATTATGAAAATCAAAACAATGAAAAAATTCAACGAAAGTAGCGGCTACTATGCCGAGTTGAAAGCAAAAAAAGACAAGAAAGATGCTGAGTTCAAAGAAAAAATTGAGGCGATGAAAAAGAATTTCATCAAAGAGAACGAGTTAGACAATGCGCAAATTAAGAAGCTAGAGGAGGCTCTTTTAGATTTTGCTATAGAAAACGATGAAACACTCTTTGAAGGAAAGAAAAGCTTTAAAAACGAATTTGTGACGGTTTCTAAGCGTGCTTCATCATCGCTTGATGTAATCGAAGGAAATACTGAAGAACTCACTATCGAAAAAATCAGAAATGACTTCCCAGTTTACGCTGATAGATTTATCAAAGTAACTGAGAAGGTTGACAAATCAACTATCAAATCTGCTATCAAATCAAAGGAAATTGATTACGATACATTAGAAGATCTAGGTTTGGTAGTAACTGAAGCTGAAGGTGTAACACTAAAAGTAAACTAGCATAATCGGAAAGTGGAAGCCAGCAGCATACGGCTTCCACTCTCTTAAAACAAAGGAAATTACAAATGAAAAAAATAGAATTAATTGAAATAGATTTAGAAAATGACTTAATCCTTCCACACCCAAAACAACATGAGCTTTATGGTGAAGAAGTTCTAGATGAGGATTTTGTAGAATCAATCAAACTGCAGGGAGTTTTGCAACCTCCGGTTGTAACCTATTTCAAAGATGTTAAAGACGGATTTGAAAACCACGACTATCCAAAAGATGCAATTGTTTTCATCTCAGGTCACAGACGTTGGAAAGGTTCTTTAAAAGCAGGAAGAGTAAAGCTTTATTGTGAACTGAAAAGGTATGGGAACTACTTCGATTCTGAGGTTGATCATATTACTTACAACAAACAAAGAAAGAAATCAAAGGCTCAAATTGCTAAAGAATTATTAGCGTACAAGCAAAAATTAGACCAAGTTCGTAAGGTATTAGAAATTGAAGGGGTTGAAGGTGTTAAAAATTTCAACTCGTTTGATTTTCTCAAGCACGTGAAATACGATGAAAACGGGAAGCCATATTTACCTTATGCAACAGAAATGATTGAAAAGGATCTAGGTATTTCTAAAAAACATCAAGAGCAGTTGAATGTAATTTTCTCTGATGAATGGCTACAGAGTAAAATTGAAGACATACATTTTTCAAAACTTTCAGCAAGAAAGAAAAAAGAAGCTACTGAAAAATTTAGTGGTCTAGTAGAATCAGCGCGAACTGAAGTTGATAAGCGTGATGGTTTGTCAATAAATAGAATTCACAGTGAAATTATGCGTGTCTGGAATGATATTGATTCAGTAATAAATCCAAAGCCAAAAGAGAAAGCCAAAAAGAAAAAAAGCCATACTAAAAAATGGGTAAAAGCAAAAGATTTTGCTAATAGTATAGAAGTTTCTGAACTCGAAGTTGATAGTCCGGAGGCACACATTACTATTGGTGAAGAAACAAAAAACATAGTCTTTTTGAAAGGTGGTGATAATGCAGTTGTTGTCAACACTAAACAATTACTAAAATTCCTAAAAGAACAAGGTGTGTAAAATGGAATGTCCAAGATGTGGGAATACAGGTTTTCATACTTACGACACCAAAAATATAGGTGGTGGTAAAGTGAGAATTCGGAAGTGTGTCGGAACAGAGGAATCAAGAGGCTGCGGTTTAGCATTCAGAACGCATGAGTCAATTATACAAGTTGAGGTTTTTAATCCAAATACATTAAAAACAGAAAAAGTGGACTTGACAAAGTACAAAAAAGACCATCTAGATAATGAACTCAAAGGAATGTCAGGATTTCAGCAAAGAATGTTTAGAGAATAACGCAAATGTCAAAAAACTACGAAAAAATATTAAAACAATTAGAAAGAAAGCTTACTAGGTTAATCAAATCTATGCTTAAAAGTGGTGCTAGTGAAGCTGCTATTAAAAGAGCTGCCAAAAAACTAATAAAGCAGTTCAATCCATACTCTAGATTGTCAAAACAATTCGAAAAAGATGCACTCAAAGTAGCAGAAAATGCTTTTTCTGAGACTTCTAAGAGGTTGTTTTGGATTCAGCAGCACAATAGACCAAAATTGAGCAAAAAAGCCCTTAAAACGCTAATTGTTGTCAATAATCAGTTTGCTCTAATGCAGAATAAAATCAATAAATCAGTTGTCTCTCTTGTTGAGAAGGCAATCAAAGAAGATATTTCATCTAGTGAGTTGTCTAAACTAATTGCTGAAGCTGTAGGAGGCGGTAAATACAGAGCAAACACTATAGCTAATACTGCTTTGCAGGGATATTCAGCAGCTAACACTTTAGAAATGGCTAAAAATGCTGGTGTTAAGAAATATAAGTATTCTGGACCACCGGCGCAAAGGCAATTTTGCAAATCTAGACTAGGTAAGGTTTACACTTACGATCAAATACAAAATATGGACAATGAGCAAGGTTTGTCAGTGCTATACTTTGGCGGTGGTTACAACTGCCCTCACTTTTGGGAACCTGTTATTGATGATGAACTGATTTCCGAACTCAAATCTGAAGGTAAGATATGAGCGGCGTTTATCAAATGCCTAAGAATAACAACAAAACTGACACTTCGCAAGTTGGGAACAGAATACCTCCTAACTCAGTAGAAGCTGAAGTTTCAGTATTGGGTGCTATGATGCTAAGTAAAGAGGCAATTTCTAAAGCTGCTGCTTTGTTGAATGAAGATTCTTTTTATCAAGAGCGGTTTAAGTTGGTTTTCGCTGCTATGATTCGCATGAGTGAAAAAGATATAAAGGTCGATTTGATTACTCTATGTGATGAGCTGAGTAAGCAAGGCAAATTAGACAAAATCGGAGGCCGTCCATTTATAGCAAAGATTAATAAGTATGTCGCTACTTCAGCAAATGTAGAAACATATTGTTTTATAGTTCTAGAAATGCAAATGAGAAGGGAAATAATATCAACTAGCGGTGCATCAATTACTGATGCTTACGATTTGGAAGTCGATGTTCTCGAATTGCTAGACAGAACAGAAGCTGAAATATTCAAGATTGCTGAAAAGCGTATGTCAAAGAACTTCCAATCTATGCCGGAACTGACTCGCTCAACTGCAAAGGCAATTGAAAATATTCAGCTAAGAGCAAAAAACGGTGTTACTGGGTTGTCTACTGGTCTAATTGATTTGGATAAATATCTAGGAGGCCTGCAGGATTCAGAGCTAGTAATTATTGCAGCTCGTCCATCTATGGGAAAAACGGCACTGGGATTAACCATGACTATGAACATAGCTAAAGAAGGTAAATCTGTTGCTTTCTTCTCTCTGGAAATGGCTTCTACTCAATTGCTCATTCGTTTGCTCTCAGCTGAAGCAAAGATAAATCAACAGAAAATCAGAACTGGAAAAATCAGCAAAGATGAAAACCAAAGGTTAATAGAAGCACTTGGTGAAATGAATGATTTGAAAATATACATTGACGATAGTTCACTAATGGAAATTGGTGAGCTGAAAGCCAAGTGTAGAAGACTAAAAGCAGAACATGATATTGATGTTGTATTTGTAGACTACTTACAGCTGCTTAGAGCTAACGGCCTAGAATCAAGAGAAAGAGAAATTGCTTTAATCTCAATGACTCTAAAGCAAATTGCTAAGGATTTAGAAATACCTGTAGTAGCACTTGCGCAACTCAACAGATCTATCGAAGCTAGACCAGGTAAAAGCCGTTCACCTATGCTTTCTGATTTACGTGAGTCAGGATCCATAGAACAAGATGCAGATGTGATTATGTTTGTTCAAAGACGTGAAGTCTATGGACTGATAGAATACGATGACAAAACGCCTACAGAAGGCACTGCAGAACTTATAATTGGTAAGCAAAGAAACGGACCAATCGGAACTGTTAAAACTGCATTTGTCAAGAAATACGCACGATTTGAAAATTTAGATTTTGGCTATGAAGAAATGCCATTTGATAACGAAAGAAAATTTTAATAATAGGAGAAACGAAATGTGTGATGAAATATACCCATACGTTGGCAAACACGAAAAAGGCATGATAGTAATGTTCACCGATGAGAAAACAGGAATGTTACTAAATGATTGTAGCGCTGTAGATGAGGCTTTGAATGATTATTTCTATTGTGAAGATTGGATAGAAGGAGAGTTTGAAAGAATTGGAGTTCCAGTAATAATGATTGATGAGAGGAAAAAATGAGTAAAGTACAACTAAATTGGGAAGTCCTATCAAAGAGAACCACAGAACCCAGAACAGCAACTATTGATAATGATAAAGTGATTTGTGCTGTTAGGTTTGACGGTTATCGTCATTATGTAGCATGGATCAATACGGGTAAAAGTCCTAAGTTCAATAAGAAAATAACATTTTCACCTGCTAGTTATGTAAAGATACAAAGAACCTATGGTGACATTGTGAGTAAAGTTGAAGAATTCTTATCAAGAGATAGAAGAAATCACTTGGTAAGTATAGATGAATTTAGAGAACTGTTGAAAAAGGAAGTCCGAAGTTATGATTTGCTTAAAGATTTACAAGAATTATTGAATAAAGAGGATTAAAATGAGTGATTGTTTTACATGTGATTATCCGGATCGCAAAATAGAGAAAGTTGTAAATCACAAAAATATCTGTACTGATTGTATGCAATACCACAGATTGCTCGCTAGCAAGTTGAATGTAAGTGAAGATTCAGTGATTCTAAATAGTATTTCAATGGCTAATAAAGGAATTAAAAGAGTGCAATCTGATCCAGTATTGAGAGGGTAAAAAGATGAACATTGAAATATTATTGAAGCAAACTGAAGATGAGCAAAAAGGATATATCTATTGCTCTGTTATAAATTGGATAGCAAAGAAAGAAAAGAATATCAAAAGATTAGAAGTCGAAATGGCACTTTGTTTAGGCCATAATTTTATTTACAAATACAGTAAATATCTTTTGGAATGTGAGGAACGAAGCTTGAAAGAATTAAAGGAATTCAAAGCCAAATTAGAAGACGGTGACTTTGACACAGTTAAAGAATTGGGGATAAAATGAGCAAATTCCTTACAGAAAAAATTATGAATGAGTCTAATCACTATTTAGAATTGTGGCTTCAAAATATAATCACAAAGAATAGAGAATTGTTCCCTAAAAATCTCACATACAAATCATTAGAAAATGCAGGCTTTGAATTGGCATCGCATACAGTTCAAACTGAAAATGGAGGGTTTGTAACCTTATACAAATTAATGAATGGTAAAACTCAAATCGGTGAAAACTTCAGGGTCGAATTTTACATAAGTAATAAAGATAATATTGTACATGAATACTATGTAGGAGCAGAAAAAAATGGCTAAAGAAGCACACACAGGAATGATGAAGCTATACATTGAGACATTCGAAGATTGCCCAAAGGTTTGGGATTATTTCTACTCTCGTTTAGGTCTCTGTCCGGATAGCATTCATGATAAATCAATCAGCTTCGATAGAATTGTCATTTTTGAAGGGCCATTTAGAGCTGTAATTGATATTCACAATATCTATGAGTTTCTAGGTGCTCTAATGCAGAAAAAAGCATTTTCAGAAACTGATATTGCAGATAAATTCTACACTCCTATCAAAACAAAAGATTTGCTTTATAGATTTATTGATTGTGTAGAGAAGATGATCACTATTATCAAGCTTTGCGAACCACACTTAAAACAAGAGGTAGTAAATGCCTAGAAAATGGTCAATAGAAGAAGTTGAAACCCTTGAATTGCTCTATCCACATTTGCCAACTTTTGATGTAGCAGGCATAATTGGGAGGTCTAGAGATAGTGTGGAGCAAAAAGCCTACAAAATGTCAGTTAAGAAAACTGAAGAATATATTCAGGGTCAACAGAAGCAATGGCTAAATGCTGGTAAATCGACTAGATTTAAAAAAGGTAATAAGTCATGGAACAAAGGGACTAAAGGATTGACAAGCTCTAATAAAACAAGTTTTAAAAAAGGACACAAACCGCACAATCACAGATCTGTAGGCACTGAAGTAGTTACTTTCGATGGTTATATAAAAGTTAAGATTGCAGAACCAAGAACTTGGGAACTAAAGCATAGATTGCAATGGGAAAAACACAATGGTCCTATTCCTGAAGGATACAATGTGCAGTTTCGAAATGGGAACAGAAAAGATTGCAGGATTGAAAATCTTTACTTGATTGACAAAGCAGGAAATATGCAAAAGAATACTATACAGAGATATCCTGACGATATTAAAAATGTACTAAGAAGAAATGCAAAACTGAAACGAGTTATTAAAAAAATGGAGACTCAGGAAAATGAGTGAAAACAAAAACAGCATGAATAGATTATACGATAAGCTATTCGACACCATGGACAATATAACTGACGATCCGAAATCAATTGCAAAAGCAAAAGCAGTAGTTGAGGTGAGTGATGCAATAGTTAATGTTGCTAAGTTAGAACACAATGTAGCTAAAGCTTATGGAGGTGAATATAAACATACAATGTCCAAACCTAAGCAAATCCCAATGCCAAAAGATAATGAACCTAGACAGCTAGAGAGTAAAGAAATGGCAATAGAATTTATTACAGCTGACACACCAGAGGAATTAAGAACAATTTGCCAAGAGTTTGAAGAAGAAAATAAGCATCGAAGCCCGGAGCTTATATATGTAACTAAGAATTCTTTAGGTAAAAGAGAAGCTAAATATAGGATGGTGAAACAATGACTGAAGTATTAGTACAAGCAATAAGTAAAAGACAATTAATCAAAAAACAGAGGAAATTTCTAAATGGAAAAATAGCAAAAACCTACAATCCAAAAGTAGCTTCATCTGGCTACGATTCAAAATCTAAGATGTATTTCGTGAAGTATAATTATGATACTTCGAAATAAAGTGTTAAATTTATTCAAATAATTAATCATAATAGGAGATAAATCAATGCCAAATTTAGAGAATATTCTCAGGGAGAAAAGAAAGTTAGAAGCAGAGCTGACTTCAAAAGTGCAAGGATTTTTATATGAACATGGAAGTGATATTAAAGAAATGTGCATCTATGACGATATTGATACAAAAAAAACAATCGATGGTAAAAAATTACATTCTGTAAAATTTGAAATAACAATAGGCATTTAGGAGGATAGGAGAAATGGCCAAATATTGTAATAATTGCAAGCAAAACGTGAAGCCGAAAAGAAAATTTGGAATTGGAACAGCATTAATAACAGTGCTGACATGTGGAATTTATTTATTCTTTTATTTCACGAAACCGAAACGGTGTCCAATGTGTAACGATAGGAATTTTTCTAAAGAAGTTCTTGCTTAATGATAAGCCCACCGTTTGGTGGGCTTTTTTTTATACAATCTCAACTTTTATATTGTCATTCAAATATTTTGCTGCCAACCGTTCTAATTCCTTATCTTCCATACCAAGAAAATCTCTTCCACGGTCTATACTCCACAAAGCTTTTTCTGCATTCTCTTGTCTATTGAATCCGATCTGAATGCCATCTTTTGGCAATGCTATTACAGATAGGTCTTTCATCATTTGTCCGGTAAGTGTAAGGTTTACAGTGCCTCCAAATTGTGGTTTCCAAGCTGCTTTTAGTGCTTTGTACCCACCTTTAATTACAACCCATTCTGATTTACCTTTTTTATACCAGAATAGATTGCCTGCAGATTCTAATCGTTTTAGAGCGGCTTGAGTAGTAGCACCTGAAGGCATAGCGAAATAACGAGTGCTATAAGGTTTGAATGGTTTCCCGTCCTTATCCCTACCCTCTTGAGTTCTCTTTCTAATATGCTTTACTATTTCAAGTCCTAGGAGCTGTTTTGAAAGATTAGGTATCGTCACTTTGATTTTCATCTTCTAAAGCTTGGTTAAGTGAACTTGATATGTTTAGACTAATTACTTGATCTTCATCATCAGCAAGTGGAATACCTGTTTTTTCATTCCATGTTTTAACTTGGAATTTCAACCCTGAATTAATTGCATCAAGCATTATATTTGCATTAGCTGTTCTATCCTGTTTAAGCTTTGGATGCATCACAAATTCATAAGGTACATCTAGGCCATAAGCTGACTTGTCTACATTCATATAGTAGTCATGTCTAAGTAGCATGTCATTTATTAGCAGTTCGAACTCAAATCGCATTTCCCTTGCTAGATCTTCCTCACCTCTTTCAAGCACAGTCAAAGCGTTTCTTTCTCTATCTGTAGCCATCATTGTAGTATTAGTAATAGCTACTTCTACTTCTTCATAACATGACTGTAGGAATGCATCGAATGATTTGCCGGCATTCTCGTTATTCAGACGTTCCCAAATAAATTCTACTAAATCTGATGTTACAGTAGCTTTATTTTTTACTGCTTTTCTTACAGCTTCAGCAGCTGCTTTCTTATCTTCAGGACTAGCTCCTAGCTTAGTTTTTGCTTGGATTATCCCTTTTAGGAATTGAATGTATTGAGACCATTCCTGACGGCTCAAATTAATCATATAGCAAGCATAGATTACAGTTCTCAGTATTCCTCCTGGTTCAGGATAGTCTGGTACATAAACTAAGTAATTGTGCTTCTCATTTTCTTGAATCTCAGTCCTCACAAATTGATTATGTTCAGCTTGTTGCAGAATTGACACACCATAATTATATCTATGGTTCCTTTCCAATTCGTACGGATTGTAATTGTAGTCGATTTGAGGCTTGAAACCATAGTCAGTTATTTCCCATTTGAGCCTTTGAACAGAAACTCCAAACAAGTCACCTTCTATATACCTTTTAGTGTATTGCTTTATTATAGAACTCAGTCGTTTTTCAGCTTCCTCTGCTAATCTGGCATGTTCCTCATTGTTCTCATCTATTGGAACTATTGCCCAGGTCGCACTAGATACATGCGATGTTCTTCTAAGCTTATGTCTAGTCATTTTGGGAACGCATGACATAGCACGTTCTTCTAAGCTCATCAGATCCCTTACATCTCTATTTTCATCTTCAAACACAGAGGCTTTCTTTATTGCCATCTGTATATCTTTAGGGTCTGTAGGAAATTCCTTAGTGTTTAATATTGCTGCTCTATAGTTCATTTAAAAACCTCTAATTCTCGTTTGTGTCGCTTGTTATTTTTGTTAGACTAAATATCTTTTTGCAATCGAAGCAGTATTTATAACATGTAGTTTCAGTGCTTATTAATTCTTTACTCACTTCATTCTTCAGTTGAAATACTTGATATTTAGCTTCAAATGTTTTGAAATCTTCATGTCTGCAATTTTCAGCTGCTGCCACTGTTCCCATTAAAAGCCTCCATCAAATCCTATTGAAGTAACTTCATAAGCATTACCACCTGAAACAGCGTTTGGAATAAACATCCCATTTTCAATACCGAATTGGTAACATGAAATTAAACAGTCTGGAAAATCATCAGATCCATTGTCCTTCTTAGAACCAAAAGTGTGGAATTGATCCCAAGCATCAGAACCTTCTTCAGTTTCTAAAAATTCTACAGGAAAGCGCAACTTACCTTGCTTATAAATAGAACTCAGATGTAGTGATATCATATCTACATTGTATTTGCAGAACATAATAGGAGGCATAGGAATGCCTTTGATAGCTACAAAGTTTCTTATGTTATTATCCCAGATGGACTCTTGACTAACATTGCCATCCATCGCCATTATCCGAATGCGGCCATCAAACAGAGTCAGATAATCGTTTAATAGTTCATTTGATGAACTGTAGCTTTTACACTTTGGTTTATATACATAATAAAGATCATTGCTTCTACTATATAGAATTGCTGCCATTGCTGTAGTGTCACCTTCTCCCTTTTTAGAAAGATTAGGATCACAAAATGCAGGACCATAAGCATCTGAAGGAAGCTCACTTTCATAGTAAGTCTTTTTGAATTGCTCTGGAAATACATGACCTGACTTTAGTATCGGATCTGATTGTGCTTCAGCCCATTCTATAGCTCCGTCTACATTCATCATTGACTTCATTTCTTCTTCAGACTTTGCAGGGTATTTATTATGCCAAACTGAGCCTACATATTTAACTGCTGCAGTTATTTTGTGACTCCATGCAGGAAATGCTAATATTTCAACTAGATCAGAGACAATCCCTTTTTCTTGATTCTCTTTCAGTTTGTTGAATAGGCATTTGGGATGCAAGTTATTTCCTATGATAATCATAGATGCATTATCGCGAGCTGATCTATAAGCCTCACGTATCTTTAACAGTTTCTTATGGTTATTTTCTTCATTGAAGACTTGTTTAGTAGTCTCCAAATCGTCACCATCTATAAAGTCTAGTCTTTCTAAATCAACGTGACTATCTCCTCTAGCACCAGCATCTAAAGAGTATGGCACATAACTACAGAATCCCTTATTTGTATTGCATTTGAAAATAAGTATATCATCATTAAGTGTATCTATCTGTATGTCAAAATCCTCTAGTAATCTTTGATTAGAACGAATGATATTAGCAAAGGCACGAACAAATTTCATTGCTTTCTTCAAATTCTCTTTTACTATACCACCAGAATTAGCTCGACCTGAAAGAAACCACCACAATCTAATTTTGAGCAAGTAAACGGTTTTTGCTAAACTCCTGTGAGCTCCAAACCAATGAATACCTTTTTCAAATGTTTTTTGTAACATTGTCGTATGAAGAAAACCGGGTGCATACCATCCTTGTCTAAACATACTCTTAGGAAAGTAAGTTCTATCAAAATATAAAAAATCCTTCATTGCTTTTTTGACTCTCTTATCCCTTGCTGCTTTCGAATTATCTTTGAATCCATCAGATGGACTTGAAAACTCTCTTCTCGAAAGCTCCTCTTCAAATTTAGCAAACTCTTTTTCGAGTGGGCTTAGTTTTCTAGTTCTAGGATTTTCCATGCTTCTAATATTTCTTTTTCTGTTGCATCTGGATAAAAATATCTAACTAATTCAATTATTTTCTGTACGTCCGGTTTCTTGACTGCATCTACAAACTGCATATCTTGATTCCGTTTCATTGTTATAGTAAGTTTTGATACTAAATCAAGTTGTTCTTTCGGTTCTAAGTCAGTACGCGATCTTAAAGCTGCTATAACATTAACTATTGTTTCATTAATTAATGTGTTAGCTCCTACTTCCAGAAGCTCTTTTGCTACTTTCTCTTTATTAGCATCAAACTCTACTCTCAGGTCAGCATCCAAAGCAGCAGTATATTCTTCATTTCTGTACTTATCTACATAGTTACGAACTTGATCTTTGGTTACATTGAACCTCAGAGCAACATTCTTGTAGCTACTGCTATCTTTGAATAAGTAGTATTTAGCTATCTTAATTTGCTTTGCTTTGCTAACAGTTTTTGATTTTTTAGCCATTTGGGTCACCTGCTGCTGATTCATAATGAAAGAAAAATGATACAGCGAATATTGAAATACCATCAGAATTTTTAACTGCAAAAATTGGGTCTGATTCTCTCCAAAGTCCAATGTTTGCCTCTAGTAAAGCACGTTCTATTTTCTCTGCTAAAGCGTAAGCATCTTTTGAGGATTTCAACTTAGTACCTCTTTTTGCTCCACACAGTACTAGAAGCCCAGCTATTCTGGACTCATTGAAACTACTCTGATAATCTTGATCGGTTTGTTGCTGAGCAGCATAGAACCTTATGAAAGCATCAGTAACATTGAATACTTCTTCTTCTTTTTCACCAACTAAACCTTCTTCAATTTGGCTTTCCTTAATTCCTAAGTAGCTTTTTTTCGATTTAAGTTCAGTTAGAACAATTTGTGTCATTTCATCTAATGTCAAAACTCTACTACTCCCTCAATATCGAAAGTATTACTACTATCTTCTTGTTCACCTTGTGCATAATATTTTGGGAAGGTCTCTAGCATTTCCTTTGCTTCTTTGTAGTTGTTATGAATTCTTTGTTTTTGCAGCTCGTCCAAAGTGATATTCAAAGCCAAAGCATAGTATTCCAATATCCAAGCATAAGGTCTTTTTAGTTGTTTTTTAACCTCTAAGTAGTCAGGATCAGTAATCAGAGCTACTGTGTAATTGGTATATCTGTATATTTCCTGCTCCACTTCATCTTTGATTTTATTGAATTCTGATTTACTGTCAGAATCTAATTCTTTGTAAATGAGGTTCAAAATCAAACCTTGCAAGTCTACTAATTCATACATAATTCTACTCTCATTGAAATTAACAATTCAAAGCTAACTGACTATTTTCAATCTTTTTATCTATATGCCTATGTAGATAAAGTCTAATCAGAATAGTACCCAAATTGCACCTAATCAATTAAACAACTATGCAAAAGGAGTGATTGCAATGGGAAGAAACTACACAACGAAAATAGATGGAAAAGAAGTCGAAGTAGAATTTGAGGATGAAGAAATTCTAAAACAATTTACTCAAGATGAACTGATTGAGAGAATTGACTCCAAAGATCCAGGCTTCATTAAAAAGATGTTTTCGAATCTAGGTATTAAGTTCAAAGAAACATCTAAGGAAGATGACAAGCCAAAGGAAAATGAAGATGGTAAATCAAAAGGTGAAAGCGTGATCGATAGCAATCAGTTTACAGAGGCTCTTAAGCCATTACTTGACAAGCTTGGCAATGTAGAGAATGAGTTAGATGAGATTAAAAAAAAATCTAAGCTAACGGAGCAAGAGCAAGCTAATAAAAAGCTTGAAACTTTGTTAGACACTGCAGTTAGTGAGGGCAGAATCGCTAAAGGTGAGCGCGATAAGTGGAAGAAAACTTATGAAGATGAATATGATGGCAGGGTTGATCTATTTGAAAAGCTAGTTAATACTAGACCTGTTGACGAAAGCTTGAAAAATGGAAGCTCAAATTCATCTAGTGGCCAAAACAGTGGTAATAATAATACTGGTGAGAATGGAGGAGTTCCAACCTTTAAGACATCGGAGATAAATAAGATGTCAAAAGAGGAATATTCTAAGAATAGAGCTGCTATTAAGAAAGCCTATGAGGCAGACACAATCATAATTGACACATAAAATTGAATGTATTAATAATTTTTAAAAGGTAAATAGAATGGATAAGTTTATTCCAGAAATATGGGCCCGAGAGGTCTTGGAAGATTTCCCAAAGGCTACGGTTGGCTACAATCTTTGTACTACTGAGTACGAAGGTGAAATAATAGGATTAGGTAGTAAGATACATATTCCTTCAGCGCAAAAAATGACAGTCGAAAAATACACTGGTGCAGAGATAAACCCTCAAGTACTAGCTTCTAATGATGTTGAATTAGAGATAACTGAAGCTGATTCAATTTCAGGTGAAATCGATAGAACTAAGCAGGCCGTATCTCCATACAACTTAACTGGTATTTATCAGAACCAAGGAAGTTTAGCACTTGCTGAATCTTCAGATAAGATGATACTAAAAGCTCAAGCTGATGGTGCTCATGCTGATAACGTAATCGACACAATAACTTTAACTCCTGCTAATATATTCACAACATTAGAGGAGTGCGCAACTAGGTTGTCAGAAAAATCTGTGCCTGCTGTTGCTGACAAATTCGCAGTGTTTACTCCTAGAGATATTCAGAATATCAGAAAATCTACGGACTATATTCCTGCAAAAGACTTAGACCCTAATACATTGATCACTGGTCAAGTAGGTAAGATCTACGGATTTAGAATCCTAGAATCAATGAATGTTTTCACCCAAGTACAAGCTGATATTCCAAATGGAGATCCTGTTCACAGGCTTTTACCTTATGGAATGGTAGGAGCAACTGCATTTGCTAATGCAATTCCTGCAAACTTAGTAGAAGCGATTCCGATGGAGAAAAAATATGCAACTCTAATCAAAGGCTTGCATATGTACGGAATTAAGGTTGTAAGACCTGAAGCTATGGGAGTAATCAAAGTTGATACGGGTATAACTGGTACGCAAGTATAGTAAAAATTATCGTGGTTGAAGCGGGTTCGGATAGCTCCTGAACATGGGCGGTAACATAAAAGCCGCCCCCGTTTTTCATAAAAAAATTTTCCAAACAATTTTAAAATGGTTTTAAAATGGCACTTGAGAGATTAAATATAAGTCCAACTAGTTTTGATGCATCACAAAATCATAAGATTCTAATTCCTTTGAATTCGGATCACTATATGATGCAAATAAATTACGCAGGATTTGTTCCTGGAGCTGGAACTGCTTTCAAATTACATAGGATTGCCTCGACGAATCCTAAAGAAGCTGATTTGATTGAAATTGCTGAAAGCGAACAAATAATAGCAGATGCTAATGGAAATGTAATCTACTCAAACGAATTGCCAGAAAAAGCTGATTTTCTTTGTCTGGAATATACAGCTGATGGAAATGATAACGCATCTACATTTACTGTAAATATGTCTGCGAGGTCGTGGTAAATGGCTAATCATGTCATAATATTGAATAAAAGTGCTGGTGGTGGAGCTTGGGGCTCAATAAGTGGGACATTAGCAAATCAAATAGATTTGAATAATGCTTTAGGGGCAAAAGTTAATGTAAACGGCTCCAAAGTACTATCTGATAACAATTATACAACAGCCGAAAAAAATAAATTAGCAGACTTGATAAGTGGTGATGGTTGGTTTACAAAAGTTTTAAATAGTAATGTGATAATCTCAACAACTTCTTTAACTGAAATAACAGCCCTTACTTTTGATTCAACTGAGATGTTGAACCTACTGGGGAATTCACCTGAAGAATATATAGCTGAAGGAGTCATCTGGATTGACAATAACAACAAATCTGGTCAAGGGTTCATTGCTAATCTTGAAAACGGATCAGGAAATGCAAGTGCGTTGCTCTGGGAAAATGTAGGTAATATAATGCAGCTTACAAAAGGAATTTATAGCAACTTTCAGCCATATTTTAATCATACAAGTCCTATTCGAGAAGGAAGTCTTATTAGATATGATATGACTTGTAACAGCTATTCAAAATTAGAGTTGTCTGTCTCACAAAAGTATGCTACTGCAGATCCAGTCTATGTTAGAAAAGGCTCTTTTCTTAAAATAAAGAAACGTGGTGCTTGATATGAAAATCAAAGAGTACATAGGACAAAATGAAAATAATGATTTCATATTTATAGTTGAGGAAGAGAAAGATTCATTAATGAGAATTGTAGTTGAGGCATCTTCAAAAGAAGAAGCTGAGACTAAGATAAAAAACCTTCGATTTGATAGTGAAATAGAAATAACTAAATCTAATCTTTTGTCTCAAGTTAGATACAATGCATCTAAGCTTCTTTCTGAGACTGATTATAAGGTTCTTAGACACTTAGGTCAAAAAGAATTATCAAGCAAAGGAAAGTTAGCAAAGACAAAGCTATCTGACAAGCAATACGAAAATCTTGAGCTCGAAAGAGAAGCAATCCGAAAGTGGAGTAATGATAAAGAAGTTGAAATCAACAACGCAACCACAATTGAAGAATTAGAACAGATTAGAGTAGAATATTCAAATGTCTAGAGAAACTGAAAATAGAACTAATAGAGATACTATAAATACTATCATTATCTCAATTTTCGCATCGGCAATATTGGGATTGGGAGGCTCACACATTTATGTGTTGAATAAGTTGGCCGCTAATGAAGTAAGAATATCGCAAACAGAAGAAGCTGTTAGAAAATCGGATAGCAGATACTTAGAGATACTAGGCAAGATTAATGAATCAAACCTAAAACTTGAAAGGCTAATGTCTGAGATTAAACAACTGAACAAGCAAAAATCAAATGAGGATAGATAATGAAATGGATTAAAGATTTACTTGACGGAGATATAACGAAATCGGATTTGCTGAATGCAGCATCAAGGATTTCTATAATAATTATATCGATAATGGCAGCAGCGTATTTTTATTCAATCTATTTAGATAACTCAACTGAGTTAGATCTGAAGATGAATCCTCACTATTTGATAGCTGAGAACAAAGATATGCCTATAGCTGATAGATTAGAGGCAATGGATGAGCTGAGTAAAATGACACCAGGTCAAATAACAGCTTCCTTTGCAATGAGACTATCACAAACTCTGATAATGCTATTTGTGCTATCTATATCATCTAGTCTAATAGCTTATGGGTTTTCTAGAATAAAGTGGTCTGCTAAAAGCTTTGCAAAATCAAATAGCGCAGTACATATAGCAATAGCTAATTATCATGGTAATTCTACAGATAGAATGCGGGCTTTGGTAGCAATCTTTGCAACTGTTTTTATTTCAGGTTCACTAATATTAATGGCACTAAGCTAATGAAAAAATCAATGTACATAATTGGCATAATCCTCCTGTTATGGTCCAGTACTCAAACTGGGTATTCCTACGGGAATACTCAGAATGGGTACGCTCCTAGAGTGGCGCAATATGGACTTAACTTCATTAAAGAAAAGGAAGGATACAGATCTGTAGCTTATCAAGATGCAGTAAACAAATGGACAATAGGATATGGGCACACAGCAACAGCTAAAAGAGGAATGAAGATCACTCCATTAGAGGGTGAAAAATTACTTCGTAAAGATGTGAGGCGATTTGAGGTGTGCGTTTGGAAAAAAGCAAATAGAATATTGGAAGAGCACCAATTTGCGGCGTTGGTAAGCTTTACCTACAATCTAGGTTGTGGAGTCCTCAAAAGAGGTATTCTAAAAGGAATACGAAACGGTAATGATGCATTAGTATCGTACAAAATCAAATTGTATGTATTTGCAGGTGGCCGTGTACTAAGAGGATTAGTAATTAGGAGAAAAGAAGAAGCCCGTTTTTACATGGGCGATGCTGAAATTATAAAGAGGTATTCGAAATGCAAAAACTAGGCTTCTCATTATTAATTCTTGTACTTGGTGCTGTTATTGGTTGGTTAATCAAACCGGATACAGTTATTACTAATACTAAGCAGGTTAAGATAACTGATACTCTTGAAATAGTTCAGAAAGTTAAACCTGAACCAATTACAGTAGAAAAGTTAGTTGTAAAACATACTAGAGATACACTTTATCTAAACAACGTGGATAGTTCTTACGTAGCGGATTTATTGACAGAATATTACTGCTCTCGACAGAAAGTAATCGATAGCGGATTTGAGAGGATACAAGCCTATGAAGAAATTACTACCCTTGGTGACACACTAAATATAGAATTTGCATCTGTAGCTGACATGCTGATGAAAGTTGATATAAAGTTCGCAGCTAGAGATGTTGTTAGCAAACAGATTAGAACAGTCTATTTACCACAAGAAAATAAAGAAGATGCTTGGTATGTAAAACCAGCAATAGCATTGTCAGGTTTAGCGGTTGGTTATGTAATAAGAGGTAACCAATGAGCTATTGCTTAAATCAGTATATCTTTAGGAACAAAGTTACAAGCGGCGTTATTGCCATTTCTTGTACCTAAATATACACTGTTATTAGGACTGAGTTAATCAATAGCTGTTGTTATTTAAAAAATGAAAATTAATTATTAAAATTTATAAGAGGTCGAGAGATGGGACAAGGCGTAAGGTTTGGCACGAATGTCAAAGACAAAGTAGTAAGAATATTTAGAGTGAAAGCTGATCACTCTATGATATTGAAACCTAAATCAGTAGGCGATACAGAGTTCGCAGGAATAGCAGATGCAGAATTTGCATCAGAAATAGTGGGCCCAGTAAATATGGTTCCTAGTGCTGATGGTTCAAATGCAATTGATTTCAATTGTGGTGCATGGAGTGAAGAATTACTTGATTTTATAAACAATTACAAAGTAGCAGGTTCTAGTGGAGACTCTACTCCATTCCTGGCATTCCATGGTGATGAATATGGTGCAGGCGGCGCAGCTGCTAGTGATGATGCTTTATTAGTAGTCGTTCATGGTCCTACAGATCCTGATACTGGCAAAATCCTAGCTCTAAGTTGGTTATGTACTTTAGATCCAACTTCAGGTGGTTCTGCTATAGATCCTAAGAAGACAATTGACACACAATTGAAGTTCAATCAGATTAAACCAACTCAGGACATTGTAATCCACGACTCAGCTGGTGCTAAATCAGTACTTAATCCTGCAGTTGTTGATTTCACAACTGAAAGTTCAGATATAAGTTTGTTAGAAGGTAAATACGCATACCATAAAGCAGTAGCTGAAGTTTAGGTATGAAAATCAAACCCTGCCCATTCCTTCAGGGCAGGGGTTTGATTCAACATTGAAATAGTTAATATCATAATAAAGAGGAAATACCATGAAGAAGTTAGAGTTAGCTGAAGAAATAGCAGCAATAGAAAAAGTAGACGTTGACGAACTGATGAAAAGCTCAAAAGCAGAGCTTAAAGACCGTTTGGATGAATTGTTAGCTACAAAGCCAAAAGAAGACTTAATCGATGAATTAATTGATTTGCATAAACAAATCGCAGAAACGGCAATTGCAAAGGGTGCTCCAGGAGAAGATACTTTAGATGAATTCTTAGCTGAGAAAAGAGCTGAAGCCGAAACATTCTCTATAGCAAATATAAGAGAGCATATAGAAATTTCTAAAGATATCTTAGTAGGTGAAGGAATAGAGTTAGAAAATGCTAATAATGAGAATGAACAAAGTGAAAGCGACATCACAACTGATTCAAGTGATGTAGATTTTCATGATACTAAAGAAGCTCAAAATTCAGCTGAGTTAGTAGATGTAATTATCAAGAATGGAAAAGTAGAATTTATATACTCAGACAAATCAACTGAGATTGTCAATTACAAGCAAAATATGCGCGAGATAGTAACCACAATCTTGAGACAAGCAAATTACGATATCAACATTGCTAACAAACCTAAAGTGAATAAGGTAGCTACTCAGAAGATTAAAGACCTTACTTACATTAGACTCTGTAGAATCACTCTTGAATTAGACTCAGTGCAAAACCAAGCTGCTAGAGAGCTGCTAAACAAGCCATTAGATGAAGTATTAGAACATAAGGCAGTAGACATGACTGTTGTCAAGAATATCGCTGATACCTACTGCGAACGTGAAAAAATAGGGAGACTTTAAAAATGCAGAACAAAGTCAAACTAGAGTTTATGGATGCAGAGACTGGTAATATTGTAGAAGCAAATGTATTCACAAAATCAGCTTCTAATGCTGTTAGATTAGAACTCCAAAAGTTAGAAAAGGAATTACGAGTATTTGCTATAAAGCATAGCAAAGAAGTTGCTGAAAAGCATCCGAAGCTATTTGATCTTCAAAAGCAAAAAGGAAATCTGGAGGCAGTTTTAGAAGCACAATCAGAATTATCTCCTGAAGAATTTGAAGCTGTTCTAGATCTGAATGATAAGTTAGCTAATGAACAGATAAGAACTCTAATTGAGGAATTCAAAGTAATGATCGATATTCCTAAATGTATTGAAAAAGGTAGTCTAAAGAACTATCAGATAGAGCAATTAGAATCTACATTTGGAAAGCCGATTGTAGTCTACAAAGACAAAGAAAATGGAGCTAATAACAAAAAATTCGATTTTTGGAATAGCCAAGACTTAGATGTCCTGGGGAGTGAAAAAGAGAAATTTTTTCGCAGAGTTAAACTCTGATATAGAAGCTTTAGAGCGCATAACATCGCGATATAGCATATTCCAGATAAGTCAAGATGAAAAGAAAGAATTTGATGCTGAAATGTATCTAGATTACGATATTTCAAACTTTGAACTAATAGCAAGAAGACTATCAAAAGGTGACAATCAAGAGTATAACAGACTTTTAAATGACGTTCCAATATCAGAAGTAATAAAATTATTCGCTATCGATGCTGCTATGAATTACGCAGAATACAAGAATGCTGAGCAGAAATAGTTCAGCATTTTTCATATAAGAACTATGGCAACTAACATATTAAATATTGACATAATCCCAAAGCTACAGACATCAGCAGTTACTGATGTACAAAAGCGACTAAAATCTATATTAGGTAATGAAACTGATGTAGAAATTGATATTGATGTCGATGACAAGAAAGTAAAGGATTCATTCAAAGATTTACCTGACGATGCAAAGAAAGCCGGAGATGATTCAGGTAAGAAGTTCGGATCTTCTTTTGCTTCAGGTGCTAAAAAACTAATTGCAGGTGCGGCAATTTTGGGTGGGCTTACAGCTGCTTTTTCTGCTGTCAAATCAGCAAGTGAAGATTTTATCAACTTGGAACAAAATGTACGTAACATCTCTACTCTAGGTGTTAATGTAGATGGTTTACTTGGTAAATTATCAGAATCAGGTAAGCAATTACCATTAGAACTCAATGGTATAGCTGAAGGTTATTACAACGCAATATCCGGTGGTGTTACTGGAACGCAGGAACAAGTAATAGACTTCGTAGAAGTTGTGGGTAAAACAGCTGTCGGTGGTTTAGCTGAAGTAGCTGATGCAACAAATACATTTACAAATGTTATGAACTCATATAATGTTGGTGCTGAAGCTGCAGAAAATATCAGTAATGGATTATTCGCAAGTGTTCAGTTTGGTAGTCAAACATTCAATGAGTTATCTAGTGCATTGCCTGCAGTAACTTCTGATGCTGCTAGTTTAGGAGTAGAATTCAATGAAGTGTCAGGTATAATGGCGCAATTGTCTAAGACTACTGAATCATCTAGTGTAGCATCTACTAAGTTCAAAGCACTACTAATTGAATTACAAAAACCTACAGGTGAGCTTAAAAAATTCTATGCTGAGCTTGGTTTGTCTGCTCAGGATGTTCAAGAAAAGATAAAAGAACAAGGCTTAGCAAATACATTAAATGAGTTAGAACAAGCAGCTTCAGGAAGTGGAAAGCAGTTCAATCTATTATTTGGTTCTGCAGAGGCAGGTTCTGCAGCACTAAAATTAACTGGTGAAAACGCTGAGGTAACAGCAAAAACTCTTAGAGATGTAAATCAAGCTATAGAAGATGGAGCAGCTACGACAGCTTATGAAAAGAATTTAGGTAGTCTGCAAAATCAATTAAAGTTAGCTAAAAACAATATACAGGCTACATTCAATACAGCATTCACTGCAGTTCTTCCTGTCGTAAATCAGTTACTGACGGATATTACTCCAATTCTAAGTGGTTTACTAGACGGTATTGCTCCTGTATTAAGTGGACTTGGTGAAACACTAACACCAATACTTAAAAATGTATTCGATCTAATCACTCCAATTATAGACATAATTGCAAATCAATTAGCTCCTACAATATTTAATTTGATTGGAATAATTGCTCAGCTATTTGAACCCATTGGAGCAATCATAACTCCTATAATCAATGCTCTTTCATCAGTATTAGCTGAAGTATTACCAGTAATTGAAGAATTAGTAGAAGTACTAGTTGCTGAATTAAGTGAAGCATTATTACAAATAGCACCATTGATTGAAGTATTAGCTGAAGCTCTAGGAAGTGTTTTAGCAGATGTATTGAAATTAGTAGCAAAGATCTTAACTCAAGTTGTTTCGAATGCAGGAGGTTTGATAAATGCGCTACTAGGATTGCTGCAAATACTGACACCAGTAATTGAACTAGTTTTAAAGCTAGCAACTACTATTATCTCAGTAGGTGTTACAGCTTTCTCTGCATTAATAGATGTAGTTGGTAACGTCGTAGGTTTAATTTCTGATTTAGTTACTGAATTAGTAGGTGTGGTTACTGCTATAGGTGAGTTCTTTGGTATAATAGAAAAGAAAGTACCTGAAGCACCATTCAAAAAGACTGCTGATGATGCTGAGGTAGCAACTACTAAGGTTCAAGATTTGAATAAAGAGCTAGAGAAGAAAGAACCAATTGATAATAATAACAAGCTGAACGAATCACTTAAAGATACATCTAAAAAGACTAAAGACAATACAAAATATGTAGTAGAATACTTCAAAGCTTTTAAGGAAGGTCAAGATGATCTACTGAGAATGGCCAAAATAGAAGATGAAATAACCAGGATAAGAGAAGAAAGAAGTAAGAATATAAATGATGAGATAGTTGAACAAGAAAGAAATATAGACTCTCTTTTAGAGAGAAAGCTGAAGTTAGAACAATCATTAGCAGACGGTTTTGTAATAAAAGAAGATGGCAGCAAGATAAAAATTAAAGCTGATGAACGAGTAGACCTTCAGGAAATGCTTTCTAATTTGAATAGTGATCTACAGTTTGAATCAGCTAATCTACGTAAGCTACAGATTACGGCCGAAATAGATGAAAAAAAGCTAAAAGAAGAAACTGAAGCTACAGTTGCTAAGCTGCAAAGAGAAAGATTAGAATTAGAGGTCGATATGGATATCAGACCTAAAACTGATCTACTAGATGCATATAGACAAGATCTATTGGAGTTGGATGTAGCTATAACTGGCGCTGGCACAATAGAACAAGAAAAGCTACAGAACGAACGATTAAAAAAGCTAAAACAAATACATGAAATTGAGAAAGAGCTAAATAGAACGGCTGCAGAAAAAGCAGCTGAAGAATATAGCCGTAGTTTTAATGCTGTTGTTGATAGTTTCAGAGATTCACTTGATACTGCCTTTGAATCCGTAAGTCCAAATACTGAAAGAATAGATGCTATAAATGCAGAAATAGAGGCGCTGGAAGACAAAAGGATAAAAACCTTAAACGATTATAAAGAAGGAATAATCAGTGCCAAAGAATACAATGATAGAATATCAGAAATTGAAGAAGATAGAGTAAATAAAGTTAAGGAACTGAATAACTCTCAGTTCAATAGTTTCAAGATATTAGCAGATGGATTAGCAAAAGCATTCACAACCGTTTCTGATCAGTACGCAGAAATGGCTAAGACTAATATACAGACCATTAAGAAGCTAAGTAAACAAGAAGAAGAATATCAAGAGCTACAGAGCAAGGGAGTAGAAATTCCGGAAGCTTTACAAAAAGCTCATGAAGAATATGGCCAAGCAGCTACAGATGCTTATAACCAATTAGGAGTTTCTGCAGGGTCTACATTAGCAGCATTATTAGTACAAGGTGAATTGACGGCTAAATCATTCTTAGGTTTGGCACTTGACACTATGAATCAAGTAATGACAATCTACATTGCTGAGATAGTAGCTATTTCATCAGCACAATTGGGACCTATAGCAGGACCAATTGCAGCTGCAGTAGCAATTGCTGGTGTGCAAGGTTTGATTGCTATAGCTAAGTCTAAAGTTGGTGGTGCTTCTAGAGGTGTGTTTGAACTGAACGAGTCAAATATGGGTTCACCTGGCCACGGTGATGATATTCCTATGATGGTAAGAAGAAGGGAAACAATTATACCACCTGAGATAACAGATGCCAACCCTGTAATTGCTGCTATAATGCGTGATAGAATGACTGAGGAACAGTATTATAACAATGTTTACTTGCCAAAGAAACTTGCTGGATTTAAGATAGACATGCCAAGCTTGGGTATGGCCGTAATGCCTGCAGAGCTAAATGAAAAAGCACTAAAACAACTTAGAGAATCTGCAAAAAAAGTAGAAATGCTGAATAGTAGATTTGACAAAATAGACCATGAGAGACTATCGGTCGCTATTTCAAGAATGAAGCAAGATAATAGGGAAAATACTCTGCAGACTAAAATGTTATCTGAGATTTCAAATAAACTATCTGAAGGTAACGAGAAACTAAGTAAGGATGTAAGACAATTGAGAAGTGATTTTGACCACAAAACTACAGTAAATCTAGAAGGAAAATTCAAATTTGAAGATGGATCATTACAGGCAGTACTAAAGCAACGTGAAAGGAGATTAGTTACATGAACGAATGGAAAATAGTATTGTTTGCTTCGGACAATCCAGACGAACCTGATCATGCAACAGCAAAACAAGGTGAGTATGAGTTTAACATATTGACATTATACCCAAAAGATGTATTAGTATCGGATATTCCTAGGAAAGCCGACGGTTCGCTAGATAACAAAGCATTACTGAGAACTGTATTAGAAGTGGAGTTCTTACCATTCTATATTAAGACAGCTAAAAAGGATTTTCAGCAGGACATAAATGAATTGATATTGCTAAAAAAGATGCTGAGACAACCTTATTTAGTAGTCAAATCATGTGATTTACCAGCTTGGGCTGATGGTCCTTCTAACTTCACGAATGAATATGAGCTGCCAGCTATAGTAAGATGGAATCACGAAGGTTCAGAGACTGTAAACAAAGAAGAAAAACAGATAGAATTCAATATAGAATTAGAGTTTGAATTCTTAAAAGGTGAAGAACAAACCACGCCAACGACCACAACAGATACATATACTTATTAGGCTATGGGATTAAACACTAAATATCAAACAACAATAGGATACTTAGGTAAAACTAGGTATTACTTTGAGATTAGACCATTTGATACTACTCATTATACAGACCCTGCGACAATACAAGAGTTTCCATTGAGTGCATTCAATGATGATTGGGATTTTGAGGAATCAGCAAATGATGATAAGTTAGGAATACAGTCACCAGCAAGTGTAAATCTGAAGATAGACATAACTAAATTACCTGGAGACCTGAAAAACTATATACTATATCCATATCAAGAGGTTGATCTGACAACCTTTTTCCCATACTCAGTACCAAGCTTTGTTAACGTACCAAAATACAGAGCTTCTACAGTTATACTGTTCAAAACTGATAATGGTGACGATACTATGCTGAAAGAAGACTTTGTAATCAATAAGAAATTCGCACTAAAACCGAGTAAAACTACTATCCACAATATATATAATACTACTGAATACAAATCACATATAGTAGATGTGATACTAGTAGATTTATTCAGAGTAGTACACGAAGGAATGCATCCTATATATTATACCTGGTTAGCTTATAATGATATTGAGAATAATACTATAACTACTCCTAAGCAAGTGGAACATGTATATGATTATGTATATAGCGACCACGGTCCAGTAAGTGATTTTGAGAATGTACAAGTATATAGTAGAACAAACTTCTATGATCCAGTAGTAACTACTATTGATGGATATAATATTCAAGATGGTGACTTAGTGTTATATCATCCATTTGATGCTAGTGTAATAGAAGTATGGCAATATGATCTATCCGGTAATCAGTATGTACTAGTTAAGAAGCTAGTAAACGGCAGTATAAGACCTGGAGATAGTTTTGGAGTCATAAATGGTACTTTAGGTGGTGGTCGAGCTTTGAAAGTGGTATATAATGAAGTAACTGATGGATACACTACAAAGTCAAGATACATACTGAAAGAGATTGATAATAACCTTACTCTAGAAAGAGTAATAGCAATATTGGATGGTAATTTTAATGAGATGCAAGCATATTACTTTCCTGTTAACAGCATGAAAGATTACTATGAGTATGTATTCGATTTCATCTACAAAATGCAAATGAGAGTAGCACAATCTGATACAGACCACAAACTAATTATCGATGGTAGCATATTAGAAGCATATACATACAAGAGACAGGACTATTCCAGAAAATATGGTAGTGGCGTTTTCCTAGGATCTAATGAGATTTATTTTTGTGGCCTAGTAGAAAACGGAGGTGTTTACACAGGCGGTTTTTATGCTGAGAATGATGATAGTTATGGTATTTATGAATATAGTAATATGTGGGATTTTCACGAACTACTAAAAGGACAGTGTTTGTGGGTAAGCTATAGAGATGATGATAAACTATATCGAATGACACTAGATAACTTTACTGCAGATCCTGGTGTGGCAAAACATGTACTAGAAATGCCTATATTTAGTAATGGTGGTTTGACTATAGAAGAAAACGATGAGACTCAAAGAGGTGTTATTGTCAATATAAATACTGATAATGACAATAAGAATGAATTCCAATGGATAAAACAGGGTACTATATTCGAAAGTGAGTTATCAATTAAGAAATTGTTTCATAATATGCCAACTATGGCACTAGATGCTGAAGGTCTAATCGATACAAAAAACTATCCGGAGTTAAAAAGCAGTTTAACTAGGGAAGTATATAAATATAACTATCCTGCAATGCCATTTGATAGCCAAAAATTAGTTTATTTCGCGACACCGACATCTATAGCTGATAGTGAGATGTGTATAAGAGTGCATAGCGACTGCAAAATCGACTTAGGATTTGATGAAACGAATTATGTCTATCAAACGCCGGTACTACCTATAGAAGACGATGTAATAACAGGTATACAAACAATGTCAGTATTGCTGCAGAAATATTCATGTGATACTAACAATACGGCCAAAAAACTATCAGAGTATTTCACTAAAGAAGGTAGACCATCATTAGAATTAGAAATTCCAATAGAAGATGCACTAAAATTAGTAATGTATCAACAAGTAGACTTAGATTATACTGCTTATCTAATAGATGGATTAGGTCCAGCACCATTGAGTTATAACTATTTCGTATTGCTCAGTATGTCCTACAAAAGAAACTCACCAAATGCATCAATCAAAATGTCAGGTAGGTTCTAATGGCTAATATATTGCATAATAAGAATAGAAGATCATTTTACGAAGGTAAAAGCAAGATAAGAGGGACTACTGTATTAGCTAATCATGTACAAAGAGTCCAGAATAGCTCAAAATCACAAATTACATGTAAATATGTTACATTGGTAAATAAGTCATTAACAGGCAGCACTACTATAGATGGGGTTTCACCAACTAGTAGTGATAGAATACTAGTGGCCAACCAAACCGACAAAAAGCAAAACGGAGTATATACATATAATGATAGTGGTGACTGGGTACTTGAAAAAATAATAGAACCAGGTGTGCTAATAACTATAACTGGAGGAACTAAGCAAGGCACAGCATGGCTAGTAGAGACACCAAGCTTTACGATAGGCAGTGACAATATATCTATAGTAGAACACTCACTAAATAGAAAAGGAAGTGATTTTGATAGCTTCTCATCATTAACTGCTGCAGATGAAGATTTACTTTTAGCTGAAGATTACTCAGATTCATACAACAAAAAGAGTATTACACTATCAGCACTGAAAACATTCTTAAATTACCTCAGTAAAGCAGCTAATCAGTTTGCTAATTTTGGAAATGTAACACCTGAAGTAACTGATGTTCTTCTAATAGAAGATGCAGATGATTCTTTCAATAAAAAGAACATAACTATAGCTGATTTGCTTGATTTAGTGCCTGCAGGACTATTAGTAGCAGAAAAAACACTATATGTATCTCCTACATTTCCTAACAGTAATCAGATGTTCAGTACTTTGACAGCTGCTATTGCTTATGCTGATTCTATTGGTAGTGAACATACTATTAAGCTATATAGAGGTGATTGGGTTGGAAATTACAACTTAGGAATCCATAATTTAGACATGATGCCTGGTGCTGTAATAGAACAAAATGATTCATCTATTCCAGCATTAGCATTAGGAGGTGGTGACTTAACTGGTTCTGGACAAATAACAGATGGAGGAGTTACAGGAACTGCTTACTTAGTAGATGTAACTGAGGATGCTAGAATAGAAGCAAAATCTATCTATGGAGACTATGGAGCTATCAATTTATCTGGTTTTGCTGGAGGCTCTGGACGATATATAGAAATTGAAGTTGATAACCTTGGTAAAGTTAACTATGATTCATCATCAGCACCAGTATATGTTAAGATGGATGTAGGATTGCTTAGTGATATAGATATAGATGGCAATGCAGGTGCAACATTCAATATAATAGCAAAAGAATTCTTAGGAACAGCTACACTCAATAGCAGTAAAGTCTATATGGAAGTACAGCAATTCCTAACTGAGGATACAAGAGTAATAGATGTAGATGGTGCTGATGCAGTAATCAAAGGTAGATTAGAAAACTATGATGACACAACCAGCAATACTACAGGCGTTGGTTATCCAATAATAATAACATCTGGATCATTGAGAGTATTTGATTTCCAAGCTAAGAATCAATCAGGAGGTATATTGTGGGGAACTGCTGGAACTGTAGTTATGGCTAATGCAATATTCATATCTGGTACAGTAGGTGGTGGATTAAATGAGTATCCTATAGATGCACCAGGTCCATCATTACCATTATTAGTAGTATTTAGTACACGCTGTGGAATGAATAGAACTGTAAACCCAAATGTTAATCAAGTGACAGCAGGAAATAGGATAGTAGACACAGGATTGTTAATATAA